GAGCCGTAAGAAGTGATGAGTTTAGCCGCCCATCACCACAAAAATACCACAATATGCGGCAAACCGCAAGGAGGTAAAACGTGAAAACCTTTATTTTTATCGTGTTGTGCGCAAACCTTGGGTACATCGCCCTTGGTTGGCGGCACAACAACAGGAGGTGAGCGTATGTGCACGGTACAGATTTATGATGCAGAGCGCCGGTTCGTGAACGAGATCCCGGTGCGCACCACGCTGGAGGGTGTGCAGTACGCGGACGACCTTGCAAAGGAAAGCCCGGCAAGGATTTATGTTGTACTGGACGAACACCGCAGCAAGGTTTACGCGAGGTGAATGTTTATGCATTGTGATGAAAAAAAACAGATCTGCTTGAACTATGCAAGCAACGTGCCGGAGTGGCAGCTAGGTCTCACGCTGGGAGCACTTGCAGACATTGGCGAGGCGGTTTCCACACTCGGCAAAGTGCAGAAAGCGGTTGCCGGTGACCTTGCGTGGACAAAAAACAATCCTGACTGCGTCTACATGGGAACGCTCCCTACTGACCGTGCGCTTGCCTGCAAGAATGCCGCAGAGGCGCTTGGCAAGGCAATGTATGCGTTGGAAGTGATCCTTACGCAGTCCAGCCTGTTTCCTACCGCAAAAGACCTTGCTATTGTGGCAGATGCCACATACAACGTGCAGCACATGGCGTTGCAAAGCCGGTGTCGCGTGCACGGATGCCCGGAGGTGGCATACAAACATGAATAAAATGGAAATCTACAACAGCGCAAGAAAAGCCCCGCCGGAAGCCCTACGAAAAATCGCTGCCGGTCGCCTGAAGGGCAAAAGCGATATCAACCCTATGTGGCGTATCAAGAAGCTGACGGAACTTTTTGGGGCTGCCGGGATTGGATGGAAGTTCGATCCGCCGGTTTTTGAGGAGAAGCAGGGCGCAAACGGTGAGGTGGTAGTGCATTGCTTCACCCGCCTTTACATCAGGCAGGGCGAGGAAAAGCCATGGAGCGCACCGATTCCCGGTGTTGGTGGCTCGCTTCTGATCGCAAGGGAGCAAGGCGGTTTGCGCACAGACGATGACGCCTACAAAAAAGCCTACACAGACGCTCAGAGCGTGGCGTGCAAGGCACTTGGCGTGGGCGCAGATGTTTACTGGGAGGCAGACCCGACAAAGTACAGCGCGCGGTCAGAGAGCGTACCAGCAGCACCAAAGCGTGCCCCAGAAGTGCAGGCAGCGCTGGACAGCACGCCGATGATCTTAACGTGTGCTTGTTGTGGCAAGCCGATACAAGATGCCATGTATAAAGGCAAGCGCGTCTCCAACACGCATATTGCAAAAACCACAAAAGAAAAGTATGGACGTTTGTTGTGTTGGGACTGCGCCCAGAAGCAGCCGAAATAGGAGAAAGGATTAGAACATGCTTAACGTCGTTGCTATCATGGGTCGCCTTGTGGCAGACCCGGAACTCCGCACCACCACGAATGGCACCAACGTTCCGCATTGCCTGCGAGCGCAGCTATACCCCGAAGGGCCAGCAGCGTCAGGCTGATTTTGTGGATATCGTGGCATGGGGCAAGACCGCCGAATTTATCTGCAAGTTCTTCCAGAGGGGCAGCATGATTGCCATTGACGGCAGCCTGCAGACCCGGAATTATCAGGACAAGCAGGGCAACAAGCGCACGGTGGTTGAAGTCGTGGCGAACAATATCAGCTTTGCAGGCGCAAAGGCGGCAGATAAGCCCGCTGCCGCGTCCTACGAGCAGCAGACGAGGAATCATATGCAGCAGGCAAAAGCCGCGCAGAACGCCCCGCAGCCCGCCTACACGCAGGGCAACATGGATGATTTTGCCGTGATCTCGGACACCGATGACCTGCCGTTCTGAAGGAGATGATGCAAACAATGAGCGTAAAAGGATATAAAGTTTTTAATTCTGACTGGACGTGTCTCGGCAAACAGTATTCTTGCCCGGGAACCTTTGAAGAATCTGTAAGTCCGTCTGTCTGCAATGTGGGTATGCACTTCTGCAAGAATGCCGCCGACTGTTTCCGTTATTACGATTTTGACCCGAACAGCCACGTCGCTGAAGTGATCGCCCACGGCACGGTTGCAGAGGGCGATAATAAGTGTGCAACGAACAAGTTGGAAATCGTGCGGGAAATCCCTTGGGCTGAAGTCCTTGAGATCGTGAATACGGGAAAGTCTTGCACTGGACGTTGCAACAGCGGCGACAGCAACAGCGGCAACTGGAACAGCGGCGACAGCAACAGCGGCAACTGGAACAGCGGCGACAGGAACAGCGGCAACTGCAACAGCGGCAACTGGAACAGCGGCAACTGGAACAGCGACAACTGGAACAGCGGCGACAGGAACAGCGGCAACTGGAACAGCGGCAACTGGAACAGCGGCAACAGGAACAGCGGCAACTGGAACAGCGGCGACTGGAACACTACATCCTTTTCCAATGGCTGTTTCAATACGGTATCGCCCAAAATCTATATGTTCAACAAGCCTACTGACTGGACGTTTGAGCAGTGGTTTAACTGCCGTGCCCGTCGTTTGCTGAACGAGATTGACGATTGCCCGCTTGAATACGTCTATCTGTCTGATATGACCGATGAGGAAAAGGCGGCGCACCCTGAAGCTGAAACGACTGGCGGTTATCTGAAGGAACGCACCATGGCGGACAACGCCCGGAAGTGGTGGGAGGGGCTTAGTGCCGATGATCGAAACGTTATACTCAGTTTGCCGAACTTCGACGCGGCGATTTTCAAGGAAATCACGGGGATTGACGTAAGCAACGGCTGATACACTTCAAGAGCTGCGCTATCTGGCTATACGGGCGTGCGGAAGTGGGCAACCGTTCCGGCAAGTTACCAGCAAGTTACCGGCAAGTTAAAATCAAAAAGCGTGAGGGGGTGAATTATGGCAGAGAAAAAACGCAGCAGTTTTATTCTGCTGCTGGAACACATCCATACGATGGAAGAACTGACCGATGAGGAATTTGGCCAATTTGTCCGCGCCTATGCAGCGTATGTGGAAACCGGAGCAGACCCGGAGTTTTCAGACCGTTCCATGCGGATGATGTGGAAAACCGTGAAAGCGTTCGACAAGATGAACACGCAGAAATACTCTAGCACATCGGAAGCACGCTCAGAAGCCGGAAAACGTGGAATGAAAAGTCGATGGGGCGCAAAATCAGAAGATAGCAAAGAGAAAAAGGTTATAACAAACGATAACAAAAATAGCAAATGTTATTTTGTTAATAACAAAAATAACTTATCTGTATCTGATCCTGTATCTGATCCTGTATCTGATTCTGTATCTGATTCTGTATCTGTTATACCACCTATCGGTGGTATAGAAAGAGACGTTCCCGCTGCCGTGGACATGGAACTGTCAAAAATCGTCCAGCATTATCAGCAAACCATCGGAGACTTCCCACGTTCTGCTCTGGATAAGCTGCAAAAGTGGCGGCAGGAGTATAGCACAGAAATGATCCTGCTGGCCATCGACAAAGCCGCAGAAGCTGGGAAGAGGTCATGGAACTACATAAACGGCATTCTTTCCGGGTGGCAGCGGGATGGCATTCAAACGCCGGTGGACGTTTTGGCAAACGAACAAAGCCGACAAGCCAGACCGCGAGGCAAGCAACCAACCGAAACCGTAGACGACCAGCTTGCCCGGGTGCTGGCAAAAATGGATCGAGAAAGAGGGTTTGAGACATGACACGGGAGGACGTGGCAAAGCTGATCCGAATGAATTTCACGCTGTATAAGCTTGGTGCAAAGCCTTTGACCGACGAGGAAATGGAAACAACCATTGACGTGTGGGCGTTCCAGTTCCGCAATTACAGCGGCGATGCTGTAAAAAAAGCGTTTTTGGCAGCAAACAGGGTGTGCAAATATCCCATCTGTGTGGCGGATATTTTCGAACAGCTGCCAAAAGAGGACATGGCCGATAACTGGCGCAAACTCAAAACCGCCATCGGAAAAGTAGAGTACTACATGGGATGGAGGGCTTGCCCGATGATCTTGGGCACTGATGATAATGGAAAACCGATCAAGTCAAGCGGAACGGATGAGATCGATGCAGTGTTTGAAGGGTTACCGCAGACGGTGAAAAATTGGCTGGGAAGTTCTTCAGAACTTGTGAACCTATCGCGGTACAGCGAGGATGAACTTGACCGTTATCGCCGCCCGGAATTTATGAAAGTTCCACCGGAGCCGATCGGAAAACTACAAGAAAGGGGGCGCTTGGCTGATGGCAACCACATTGCAGGAATTACAGGAAATCTGCCGGAAAGCTGCGCAGGAGTACCCGCACGCAGATGAAGAGCCATCGCGTACAGAGCGAGATATGTATTTGCAACGCATCCGGGAGCACAACCGTCAAAAAGGATACAAAAATGACATTCCGTGCAAATTTTGCAATGGGCAAGATCATGTCATAAAAAAAGAGATGGGGAACCTATACACATTGGCACATTGATGATGGTCATTGCACCCGGAGGCCAAAGCCA